AGAAACAAATTAGTTTACGACGCTGCTACAGGAGAAGTAAGAGATGATAGAAAATACATGTCGATGCTCGAAGACTTCTGGTTACCCAGAAGAGAAGGAGGACGAGGTACTGAAATCACTACGTTGCCAGGTGGACAAAATCTTGGAGAACTTACGGACGTCCAATACTTCCAGACCAAACTTTATAAAGCATTAAATGTTCCTGCAGGAAGATTAGATTCAACACAACAATTTAACGTTGGTAGATCTGCAGAGATTACTAGAGATGAATTAAAGTTCACCAAGTTTGTAGGAAAACTCCGCAAGAAGTTTAGTGATATATTCCATGACACTCTCAAGACACAACTAATACTTAAGAGTGTTATTGTTCCAGAAGACTGGGATGACATGAAGGAGCATATTCAATATGACTATCTTTATGACAATCACTTTACAGAACTTAAGAATCTTGAAATGATGACTGAGAAACTCAATGTCATCGCTGCTATGGATCCTTATGTTGGTAAGTATTTCTCTACTCAATACATACGTTCTGAGATCTTAGGTCAGACAGAGATTCAGATTGAAGAGATGGATGTTCAGATGGCAGATGATATTGAAAATGGAAGAGCAATAGATCCTGCAAGTCAAGTTCAATTAGATCAAGATACTATAGATGCGGACATTGAGAACATACCGAAAGATCAAGAGATGAAAGATGTGCAAATTGCACAACAAAAAACAGCAGCAAGGAACGGAGAAACTCCCCCAAAAATGAATGGTAAAGAGGATCCTCGTAAGTCTGCAGCAAGGACTTCCGCGTCTCAAAATGGGAACGGTAATAAATAAAAGTTAGGTAACATTAAATTATGGCTACACAAGAACGAGAAATCGTTGATTTACTTTGGGATGGTGGACAGGCAGATGCCTTAGACAAACTCAAAGATATGCTGCAAGTTAAAGCTGCAGCAGCAGTTGATGCGAGCAAACTAGACGTTGCAAATCGCATGTTTCCGCATGTCCCTGATGAGGGCAATGTGAATTCTAGAGAGACAGGTCTTCCACCAGAAGGCGAAGCATCTCCAGAAGCAACAGCGGACGTTATCAATCGTAACGATGTAGAAACAGAAGAGGAAACCGATGAAACTGATCACGGAACAAATTGAACCAGTAGAGATTCTAACCGAAGAAAAAGACGGTAAGAAGAATACCTACATTAAGGGTGTCTTTTTGCAGACCGAGATTACTAATCGCAATGGTCGTATGTATAAGTACGATGCCATGGCGAAAGAGGTTAGCAAGTACAATGAAGAGTTTATTAAACGTGGAAGAGCGTTAGGTGAACTAGGTCATCCCGACGGTCCTACAATTAATCTAGATCGTGTGTCACATAAGATAGTTGAGTTAATGCCAGAAGGTAAAAACTTCATGGGTAAAGCAAAACTATTAGAAACCCCTATGGGTAGGATTGCAAAGAACTTACTTGAAGAGGGAGTGCAACTAGGTGTGTCATCACGTGGTCTTGGTTCTATCAAAAGAGAAGGAACCACACAAGTCGTTGCCGACGACTTTATTCTTTCCACAGCAGCAGACATTGTTGCTGACCCCTCCGCACCTGATGCTTTTGTTGAAGGTATATACGAAGGGAAGGAATGGTGTTTAGTCGATGGTGCGATTAAAGAGGCACAATTGGAAGCAATCAAGCAGTCGCTTGACAACGCTCCATCAAGTCAAGAAATAGCAGAGAGAAAGATTGCCGCGTTCAATTCTCTGTTAAGAAGTCTTTGATTTATAAATAATATTATTAAATCTTAACGCAATCTAATTTTATCCGTAAGGAGTACGTAAATGTCAAGTATTGATGAAAAATTCAAAAAGGTGATCGCAGAACAAGCGGCTCCTGAAGAAGTAAAAGAAGATGCTGCAACTGGCGATACCGCTATTAAGAAAGGTGCAGTTCCCCCACAACCTTCTCCACTGTCAAACAGTGCAACAGAAGTAGGTGGATCAACAAAGGAAAAACCCGAAGGACCTGATAACGTAGGTGCTAAGGCTGCTGCTCCAGTAGGTGTTACAGGAGATTCTACAATCAAGACTAAACCAAGTGGTGCGTCATCCAGTATGCCTGGTGCACTAAGTGGTAAGATCTTTGATGATGTAGAGAAAGAAGGAGAGACAATCTCCGAAGAAGAGGTCTCAGAAGACATCGCTGCAATTTTAAGCGGTGCTGACTTAGACGAAGAATTCCAAAAGAAAGCAACTACTGTGTTTGAAGCTGCAGTATCTGCTAAGGTAACTAAGGAAGTTGCCAAACTTAAGGAAACTGCAGAGAGCAGGATTGGCGAAGAACTTGAAGGAATCAAGAATGAGTTCGCTGATCGCGTAGAGAATTTCCTCTCATATGCTTGTGAAGAGTGGATGACTGAGAACGAACTTGCAGTAGAGCAAGGTCTTCGTGCTGAAGTCACCGAAGCATTTATGGGTGGATTAAAGAAATTGTTCATTGAAAGCAACATCAACGTTCCAGACGAAGCTCTAGACGTTGTAGCAGATATGGGCGAGAAATTAGATGACATGGAGACCCGACTCAATGAGCAAGTCGAGAAGAACATTGCATTACATGAAGCCGTAGGTGGTTATCGTAAAAATGAGATTTTGACAGAACTATCAAGAGGACTTGTAGAAGTTCAGAGAGATAAGTTCAGCACCTTAGCTGAAGCAGTGGAATTCAAGAGCGAAGAGTCGTATCGTGAGAAGTTGGAGCAGATCAAGGAGTCTTACTTCGGTGCTAAGAAACCAGAAGTAAAGGAAGAGATTTCTGATGAGCAACCAACTCAAAAGAGTGAAGTCGTAAGCGAGAGCATGACTTCTTATGTTCAGCAACTCGCTAAGAGACTGTAACTTACTGTAAACCCAAACACACAATCGGAGTGTAATCTAGCATGTTTAATGCAGAAAATCTCCAAGAGAAGTGGGCACCAGTACTTAACCATGAAGGTCTTCAAGACATTAAAGATCCTTATCGTAAGTCGGTAACCGCAATACTTTTGGAAAACCAAGAGCGTGCACTAGCTGAAGAGCGTGCAGTTCTAACAGAAGCACCAACAAACGTTGGTCCTATTAACACCCCTACTACTGGTAGTGGTGCTGTTGCAGGTTTCGATCCAATCCTTATTAGTTTGATTCGTCGTGCTATGCCTAAGCTTATTGCTTATGACATCGCAGGTGTTCAACCTATGTCAGGACCTACTGGATTGATCTTCGCAATGAGATCAAGATATGTTAACCAGACAGGTAACGAAGCATTCTTCGATGAGCCAGACGCTCAGTTCTCAGGTACAAAAGGAACATCTGCTCCTACTGCTACCACAGAGAAGAATCCTGGTCTTATTAACGATGCATCTGGTGGTGGAACAACTTCCACAAACTATGACTTAGCATCATCTAAGTTCTCCACAACAAACTTAGAATCACTTGGTGATTCTGATTCAAATGCCTTCATGGAGATGGCATTCAGCATAGACAAGATCGCTGTTGAAGCGAAAGGTCGTGCTTTAAGAGCTGACTACTCAGTTGAACTTGCTCAAGACTTGAAAGCTATCCACGGATTAGATGCAGAGTCTGAGTTGGCAAACATTCTCTCAACAGAGATACTTGCTGAAATCAACCGTGAGGTAGTTAGAACAGTGTACAGAGGTGCAAAACCTGGTGCACAAGCAAACGTCGCTAACGCGGGTGTATTCGATCTAGACGTTGACTCCAACGGTAGATGGTCAGTTGAGAAATTCAAGGGACTATTATTCCAGATTGAAAGAGATGCAAACGCAATCGCACAGGAAACTCGTAGAGGGAAGGGTAACATCATCATCACATCTGCTGATGTAGCTTCTGCTCTTGCTATGAGTGGTGTTCTTGATTACGACTCAGGAATCTCTGGTGCTGTTGGTGGTATTGGTGAGATTGATGACACAGGAAACACATTCGTTGGAACACTCAACGGACGTTTCAAGGTCTACATCGACCCATATTCAGCAAACGTATCTAGTGATCAGTACTACGTTGTAGGTTACAAAGGTTCTAATGCATATGATGCAGGACTATTCTATTGTCCTTATGTTCCTCTACAAATGTACAGAGCGATTGGTCAGGATACATTCCAACCACGTATCGGGTTTAAGACTCGTTATGGAATGGTTCTTAACCCATTTGCTAAGGGACTTGCTGCTCTATCTGATTCAGATCCACAGGCAGCTGGAAACCTCAACGCTAACGCTTACTATAGAAGAGTTAAGGTTGCAAACCTAATGTAATATCAA